TCGATAGGAGGACGTAAGTAGTAACTGGTGCTTGCATATGCTGAACCAAAATTATATTCATTAAACTCACTGAGTATTTTTGTTTTAACATCATCAAAAGTAAGAGTATGCTTGATAGAACCATCTATATTTTTCGTTACCATACCAGGAGCGTATGAGTTATCATCATCATAAGAATCCAATGCGGTGCTATATCTACCATCTTGTGATCCAATGTAGTTGTTTAGGTCTTTTAAATTACCTTTACTAATCATTTGATCAAGAGTACTATCTAACCATTTACTATTAAGTTTGGTCTGAAATACTCCTGGTAAAAAATTACTTGACTTAATTTTATTATTCTTAAAGCCACCTGCTCTTTTTTTGTTGTTAGCCATTTACTGGGCTCCTGTTCTTAGGTTTTCATCTGTAATGTTTTGTATAATATCAATATCATTTAAACTTACATCTGGTATAAACATCTCATCTGAGTTAGGTGTGATTTGGAATAAATCTCCAAATACACTGTCTGGTCCTTGTGGCACAATTACAAAGCTACTAACCGCACCACTTAATTTTTTATGAACATAAGCAGCCAGCTCTGTGAAATAAAATGTTTCACCAAAGTCCCAATTGCTTACTGAAAAATATTCATTTATTGCTTTCACGCATCTTGTCTTCACATCACTATCTGTTATATTGGATCCAGGAAGTTTAATTACTCTAAACTTGGCTTTAAAATCAGATGATGCACGATGTCCAAACAATGGTTTATATTTGACCGCTTTGTATACGATTGTATCACTCATTGCTTTTTTACTTTTGATGCTACTAAACTGTTTTGTTAAATTATATGTTGAAGGAACTTTTGGTTCCTCTCCTTGATTAGTTGTTAACCAATTTCTATATTCTGTATCATATACAGAATTAAGAACAAATACATCTACAATATTTGTAAAACTAGGATCAACTACTTCATTATCAGCAGCAATGTGTTTCCATTCAAATCTTAAATTATTGTTTCCTGCCTGTGTAACAACATCATTAAAGACATCAGGATTGTCAGGTCTACTATTATTATTACTATCTATTAAACTTAGATAAACCTTATTACTTGTTGTTATACCATCTTCGTCAACTTCATAACCATTAATATAAAATGTTCCTAGTTCAGTAATAGCATTGTTACTCACTCCAGTAATTATAACACTATCTCTAAAAGGTTTATTTGTCCATTGGTCTAGAGATTTTTCATTAGTAATATTACTAAAGCTAACTTTGTTACTTGACAATGTATACTCTGTAATTCTATAATTAATTTCATACTCATTAGTAGTTGGCTGATAATTTATATGGATTAACCAATCTGAGTTGTCAATAGTACTGTCATTATAATTGGGAACTGTTAATGGAGGTATCGCATCTACCGACGGTAAGATATCCCATGAGCCTTTTATATAATCAAATTTAATTCCAAATTTTTGTTTAGACTTAATATATGCAGTAATAACTTCAGTTTCTCTTGTAGTAAATTTTCTAGATAAACTTGGATAAATTATATCAATAGCACTTCCGTTAGGTATTACAGCATCTAAAACAATTGCACCTTTACCTGACGAGTCTATACCACTTGCTGTTCCTGCTTCGCCTACCTTATCAATACCAAGCCCATCAAGTAAAATACTAATAACTTTTGTCCACATTGATTCTCCTGTTGGAGTTGTAAACTTGACTAAGGCGCCTACTGTAAATAATTCAACATATGTACTTTGTGTCTTGCCTACTCTTACTATTTCAGCATTATTATCATAAATTAAATATCCTGATGTCGCTGTTGCACTATTGGAACTTGTTGTATTCCACACATATGCATTGTCTCCAAATGTATTTCCTGTGGTTAATACTGGTGCATATACTGGAGTTGAACTTTGTTTAAGACTTGCAAAATCTTCTGAAACTTTATCATAGTAAAAGTTAACAAAGTTATCATCCTGTAAAATAGGTTTTATATAATTTTGAAATACACTGGCTGCTGACTCTCCGGCTGAACTTTGTTGTGGATTTAATTCATTAGCTTTAGCCAATGTTCCGTCCTTACCAAATATATCTAAACTTGAATATGCTCCAGTTGGGTCTGTAAAGTCAACGTACCTACTATGTCCTGCGAATGTTCTGTTTACACTTTTAATTTTTTTAACACCACCCACTTGTGATTGTAAGATGCTGTTATAGTCCTGTGAGGTAATTAGCCTATCTTGTGATGCATAGGCTTTAGGTGCGTTTTCTTTAATACTATCTAGGGTTTCGCTACTACTTGCTGTACTAATACTACGTTTAAGCTGTACAGTCATGACTGCATTGTATGTGTTACCATCTATACCAACATAGTTAATAGATAGCTTTTTGTTTACAAGATCGTCTGGTCTTACAGTATATGTGCTATTTTCACTTACACGATACCAAACTCGTGTATTGCCAACTGGTAAACTACCAAATAGTTTATCAGGAAATCTAATGCTAACTCTGTTATTTGTTCTTGTTTTAACACTGAAAATATCTCTAACGCCGCCTGCAAAGCTATTGTAAATTACATTTTCACTATTGGTATCTAAAACTTTATTCCAACTTTTCACAACATTTCCTGATGTGTCGATAGTCTGTACCCAAACATCGCTGTTGTTAATATTGTCTGTGTCAATATCTAATGTTAAATTATCTATTGGGTTCTCAATATTAAAATCGTCAAATTGTAGTGTGCCTTGTTTTACACCTACAAAAAACCCTGTATCATTACTTGAAAGGCCTTTGCCATCATTTTTATAATATATACCAAAACTACTCTGTGGGTCTGGAGATTTCTCTACAATTGTTTGTGAAGTTGTGTCATAGTCAACACTTATTAAGTTATAGCTTACTTGGTTACCATCTGCAAATCCACTGATATCAAATCTAATTTGGCTGGCAGTATTATTTAAATCATAAAATTGTGTTGATACACCATCTAGCATTACTTGTTTCTTTGGACTACCAAAGTTGTTGCTAGTTTGGAATACTGCATTCATTACTGTAATAAAGTTGTCTATATTGTTTACATCAGTTGTGGTTTCAAATCTAATATCTTGTCCACCCAAACTTGTACCTTCACTACCAATAACTGCTTCGTTAGTTTTAACACTTACTACTTTCATTTCTCCAAACGCTGGCACATTGCGTCGAGGACTGTATCCTAAAAACTCTGCAAGTTTAAAAACACTCTCTTGTTTTGTTGCAGTACTTAGAAAGTTATTGCGTGTATTTAAGTCAACTCTGTATGCTAAGTTATGTCCAAATTGTGCAACTACGTCAAGTAGTGCTACAAATTCAGCCGATTCAATCCAGTCATTATAGTTTTCTGGATAGGTGTTGCGTACATACTCAACCATAGTAGTTCTAATTGTATCATAGTCAAATGCTTGAAAGTTTGCATTGATATATGATTCATAAACAACTGTATAATCTTCTGCCGCGAACAATTTATTCTGTCTTTTATTTTGTGCCATTTTTTAAAACTCTATATCTTGTTCGAAATCTCTATCGAATTTAACTTGCAACTCAGTTGCAGTTGTTGTTGGTAAATAAATTAACTGCACAATTATTGTAATTGCTTGTGCATCTGATTGTACATTTACCTTACTGCTATTCAACTCAAACCTAGGATCGTTGGATACTATTGTTAATACTTCTGTATTAATTAAATCAATAGTAGATTCGTCTAAAGGTTGAAATACATAAAAAGGCAAGTCGCTACCAAAGTCTGGATTGGTCCACTTTTCTCCTTTTCTAATATGAAAATGATTGATTAAATCTTGCTTCGCTAAATCTAAATTAGTTAGCGTAGTGCTTGTAAAATCGTTCAGAGTTGTTGTATAGCCTGTTATTTTAGTCATATTAATATTTATGCTAATAATTAACTACTAGGTTTATACTGTGATTTTTGTATTTTGTATGGTAAGTTTGTCTTCTGGCCACATGATATAGTCCTGCCAGGAAGCGTCTGGAATAGTAGTATGATAGTTTCTACTTGCAAAATTAAGCTGGTGCCAACTAGGACGTTTTGGATCCTGTAATGGCTTAACAATTTTATCGTTCTTCTTTACATTACATGGCCCGCATGCCGCTACACTATTTTCCCAAGTGAGTTTGCCACCTTTGCTTTTTGGTATAACATGATCAATAGTCAAATCTGAATAGCTAAATTTGTTTCCACAATATTGGCAATTATAGTTGTCTCTGATATATAAATTTTTTCTTGTATACTTTGCTCGCAACGGAGGCCTGTGATAGCTGTTTAACATTACAATACTTGGTAATGGAATACTTATAGTTGTACTATTTAAAAATACATTATTATAATTTTTGACTACAAAGACTTTATCGCTATACAGGGCTTTAACAGCATTTTGCCAGCTAATTGTACTCAGGGGAAGTAAACTTAATGGTTGGGCATCTGCGTTTAGTAAGAGTACACTGGCTTGCATTTTATTTCCTATTTGAGTAAATTGGCCAAGAGTCGCTTTCTAGATTCGCTCATGTTGGGGAGGAATCGCTGTGTTTCCGCAAAGTACACATACTCTGCTTGGGCTTTGGCTTTTTCGTTTATAAACCTATTTGGATATCGTTTAACTAATTCCTGTAGGCTTTGTTCTTTAATTAAATTTCTTGCTTTAGGTAAACCATAGTCTGCTAACATAATAATTTTACCTTCGCTTTGTCTTAATGGCCGTTGGTTACCACCTGCAATAGTTAATGCAGTACTGATGTACTCCCACTTTCTATTCTCTATATACTCTCTTAATTGAAATTTTCGAGTGTCTGTACCAACACTATAAAAATCTCCAGTAAGATAGAATAAGCTCAACAATCCGTCATATTGACTTTGTGACAGAGTGTCAAGCGTCATTTGCTTCTTAAATTTTCGTTCCTTGTCTTTAAAGTCTGCTATCCATAAATTGAATGCATCTGCTTCAGTAAGACCAGGAGACTCCTGATTACCCTTAAGATTATAACCTATTTTTAATTTATTGTCAACATCATTATAACAATAACCTGTCCATTTTATATTGCGCAATAAAAAATTAATTATATCGTCACTTGCTTCCAAGTCTTGCAAAAGGATAAGTGTAGATGCCACAGTAGAGTTTTTAACTGGAAATAAATCCCAAGTAATCAAGTCTTTACTAGTTATAACATTAGGTAATTTGAAAGATGGCATTATCCAGTATTTCCTTTTCCTGTTGTAAATGATTCTTGTACACTACTATTTCCTAACCAAGGCTGATGCTCTGGCACACGACTTGCGATACTAGAAGTTATATTACTGTTTACAGTCTGTGCTTGTACTTCAGGTTTAGATGCAGAGCTTGCAGGAGGACCGTTTAAGTCAATACGCCCACCAGTTGCTTTTATATAACCGCTTGATGCATTTATTTCATATTGTGATGTTTCGCTTCTGATTGCAAGGGCACTGTGTATATCTATACTACTAGCACTAGATTGTATTTTTATACCTTCATTTCCTGTACTTTTAATATTAACACCTTGGTCAGCTTGCATATTGATATGTCCTTTTGCATGTACATTATAATCGCCTTCAGTACTGATACTAACACCAGCCTTACTGTACATATCTATTCTGCCTTCACTGTCTATTTCTATCCAAGAGCTACCATTTTGGTTTATTATATTAATAAAACCATGTGTATCGTCTAAAAGTATTTGAGCACCTTGTTTTGTTTTTATTCTTATATTTCTACTAGGTCCATCTTCTTGACCGTCATCTAATGATATTACATGACCTTCTCTGGTTGTCATAC